TCGGAGCTTCGTGTATTGCCTATGGGCCCAAGCATCAAACGGTTTAGCAGATATTACAAGCGACCGCCATAAGCATACCATGGACGGATCCCCCAACTCTCCCGCGCAGTGCCAGACCAAGCACTACTCCCGAGTCTGGCCGCGCGAGATGGAGTCGGTACTCATCACACCCTTAGAGGTGTCGCTCCACGTGTGGTCTGACGGATACGTCAGCCTGTGGTTCAAGCTGGAAGTCGTGGAGCGTCCGGGCTGCAAGAGGAAGCTGGAGTTCTAACCGAGTCCGAGGACTCTCATCTGGTAGGTTAAAAAGTCTTAAATCCGAATTTTACTTTTTGCGGTTCGAAGTGCCGCTACGCGGCACTTCGAGGGGTGCCGCTACGCGGCACCTGAGAGGTGCCGCTACGCGGCACCTGAGAACCATACACCCTGTTCTTTGTGTACCCATTGTTCTAAGAAGGAGTGCGCCTCCGGCGCAACCTTACAACCTATCTATGTGTACCCTGGTTCTCAGAAAGACACGTTTGATTGCCAGTATTTACATCATTTCACACCATCTGTGTGTACTTGCTTCGAACTTTGAAATCAAACGAACAATGCTTATTCGCATCACCATCATTAATAGGATCGGGAAAATGTTCGGACCAAATAATGAGCCAAACATCCTTACCACGATCACCATAAGGTGCAAGCTCACTCTCACGCTTGACAGTATTAAATCCATAACTATCAAGACCAAAATTGCCGGTGGCGTCACCCACAACAGGTGGGTTGACATCACCAGAAGCAACTTGATCAGAAGCCTTAGCTCGCACATTGTTGTAATAACGACCGTTGTTGAAAAACAACTTCTTCAAATGCATTGTAGGATTCTCAACGATGCCAGTTGTAGCACCTTCAATAAAATGACCATTGTCATTCACAGTAATCCGATCATGCTTCAGAAATTTAATATGCTGTCGCTTAACAGGATTAACAAATGAAGACAAAGGGTGCACAATCTTGGGAGCCCAAAAGCTCTCCCAAAACACATCTAGTTCGGACTGCTCGTGACTAGCAGGATCCAATACATCATCAAATACCTTCTGGGTACCATCATAATAATGCCGGTCTGGACCGGCAGAATCAACGAATTTTGCCAGAGCTACATGAAGAATACACGGATTGTGCTTAGAACAATTGAAAAGAATCTCAATATTAGCCCAATCGTGCTTATAAGTAGAAGCACCAGTAGGATCGTTCTTGCAATCCTCAACGTTCCAACCAGCACCAGGACCACCATTAGTTCCATTATTCTGGCCATTTAACACAGTCCACGTGTAATTTGCAACTCCAGGAGCCAAACCAACACCGAGAGGAGTGGTTTTCCGAGCCCTATAAAAGGGCTGTATAATCGTTGTCCCGGGGTTAGCGGATGGATTGGCTGACAGATTCATACAGTACATTGGAAGATCAATGTATTCAGTAAAGCCTGCCACAGCAGTACAAGCCACATTAAGTGGCATTGAAAACTCGCCGGGAGCATGCGTCAAAAGAGGAGTCAGACTTTGGAAACGCCATTGGGATGACTGCGTAGCCATCTGAACCATCTTCTTGAGCGCATACTTGCCGAATCCACCCGTCTTGCGACCATAATTAGAAGAAGACTTAGTATAAGTCGCCGCTTGACCAACAGCAACAGCCTTCCCATACAAATGAGTATTGGCGTTGTCGTTGGCGGACTTGGCCTTCTTGGCCTGATAAGGTGGCATCTTGCGAACTTCTCTTGCACCGTGACGAATATTAACCTGAGCACGAATATGCTCAACAGCTGCTTGTACGTTACGAAAACGATTATAAGCAGCCCTAGCACGTTGAAGTTGCACAATAACACCAGCAGCTCGAAGTCCGTACTGCACTGCAAGAGCCATATTAACGACGCGAATAACGCGTGTAACGACGGGGCCTGTAAGTCTTGGGCTTCCTAACAACACGACGGCGATAGTACATTCCTGCTATATAGAAAATAATAACTATATTCAACAAACTACAGTATTTATACTTTTGTTTAGCTTCTACTCAGCTACTGGCACGCGGGCGTGCTTCACCAACAGCTGGCGGCAGGTGAACCGCCGCAGGATAGCCGCTCGCATGGCCTTGTCCTCCCACAGGTCGTCCGGGTGGTAGTTGCTCGTAACGATGAACTTCTTGGGGCGGATGTGGATCGCGCCGCCCTTGGTCTCGGCCAGGAAAGAGTACTTGTCTACCCAGATCTTGAGGAGGTGGCCGAGCTCCTTGCTGTCGAAGTCGTCCAGGATTACGTAATCCTGTCCCTGGTAGCCGTCCCACCACTTGTTCTGCATCTTGAGATAGGCCTCGGGGTGATCTGCGCGAGCAAGGTGGCTCTTGCCGGTACCAGGGGGGCCATACAGCCAGAGGCCGCAGACATCCTCCAGATCATCGGGCTTGATCATGTGGTCCTTGCCGATCTCCTTCAGGGTGCGGTAGTACCGCAGATAAATGTCGTCGGGGACATCCTCCAGGTTGCCAGAAACAGCAGCAGTACGCGCCGCAGCCCAGCGCTCCTTCTCAGACTCGCCGCGTGCAGGCGGCATCTCTCCCGCCTCGTGGAAGACATTCAGCTCCTTGCCTTCACATTCTCCCTTGCAGTAACCGCTCGCCTGCTCGTTTGACCCGCGGGCGACTTCCCAGTGCGCGTTGACTCCCAGCTTGCGCACGCCCGCCAGACGAAAATTCTTCTTGAAGACCACAAAGCCTTGCAGGTGAGGCGTACCGGTTTCAGGCGCGATCTCATAGCCGAACACCAGATACCGCTGATCCCACGCTTTTATCGTAGCCACGTCGGCGTCACTGTAGTTGTTGACCGTAAAACACCATCGCATTGACTGGGACATTTTGACTGAACGTTGACTTGGGATTTGGGATGTAGGTCAGTGGTAATAATGGCCACTGACCTTCATCCCAAACCTTAATCTGCTTCACTTAAAATGGCTTCGGAGCTTCGTGTATTGCCTATGGGCCCAAGCATCAAACGGTTTAGCAGATATTACAAGCGACCGCCATAAGCATACCATGGACGGATCCCCCAACTCTCCCGCGCAGTGCCAGACCAAG